CATTGAATATGTCCTTCATTTCAGGAAATGTATCTTCAAACTTTATGCCGCGTTGTTTGTCACACAGTTGTAAAAATTCTTTCATCTCTGGTAGCCGTACACTCCAATCTTCACTATCCATAAAGTTAAGTATACCTTCTAGGCGTTTTATGCCATACTCTGCACTGCGCCAGGTTTCGTAATCAACTTTTCTTTTATGCCAACTAGGTATGCCTAATTTCCAATTCTTTTCCCACCAAGGATACCATGCTTCGTATTTACGATGACATTCTTTTTTAAACCATTTTGGTAGAACTTTAACATTAAGATGTCCTGGCCAATATACAAAGTGCTGACTTATTCCGCCTGCACCAAATGGCCACATATTAACTTTCTTAAATCCCTGCTCTAATTTCCATTGTATTAAATCAGGCAAATAATATATGTTCAATGCCTGTACTGCACACGCGATAGTTACTTCAACATTATCTGTAGTTTCTGTATCTAGTCTATGAAATGTTTTTACTTGATTATCCCAATCGCTAGGGTAACGTATATAAGAATTCATTTGTTTTATACTGTCGATACTGTAATGAAACCGTACCAATTTAAAATGACTCCATAGTTTAAATAAATCTTCACGCCATTCTACACCATTTGAATTATAACGCAGTTCTAGATCTTTTGCATATCCCATCTTGATTGCATGTTCAAGTATTTCATAGTGTTCTTCGATAATAAGACTTTCGCCGCCCGCAAAATAAATCTGTTGCATACTTGGCATTTGTTCATAAAACTGTTTCCAAAATGTAGGGTTTTGTTTGTGCCAATTATAGCTACTACCGTTAGTACTGCCTTTGTCTTTCCACTGCATTATCTCTTTCAAAGATTCATTTTTGACTGCTGGAAAAATTGCTTTATAGTCTTTGATCCAACCGGAACTGTCATGTGGTGAACACATGACACAGGCTAGCTGACATTTGGTTCCGAATCGTAAATCAATGTATGCAAGATTTGGAGGAACACTTCCATCAGGATTTGTATCTTGTAGTATTTTTTCTAGATCTACACGCTTCTGCCAATACTTTGTTTCCCATTGCCGTTTACTCTTATGGCCAGCGGCTTCTTCTTTATAACATTTCAAACAACTAGGGGGCATTTCTCCGTTTAGCATTTGGAGTCTAACATTTTTCATGTAGTCACTGTTCCATGCTGTTTCAAAATCGCTAACATTAAGGTTGTTTGGTTTGCCGTCATCGGTTTTTAGTATACCAATTTGGCCTCCATGTTCTTTGTCATTGGTAGGGCCCACACTACTTGCATTTGCAGTACAACATACTCTCATACTGCCGTCTGGTCTTGTGCTAAGATGAACCCAAGGAAGAATACAAAAAGTTTTACTAGGTAAATCCGTCATATTAATACTTATTGCTATTATCTATATCCCTGTCCCAGGCTGGTTTTAAATTTTTAATATGTTTTTTAAACAAAAAATCTGCTACCTTTGCATCTCTTGCCTTAGGAATACATACTCCACAACCGCAACTAGTTCTAGGACATTGAATTATTGGAATGTTGCCTTTATGAATTTTATTTTGAAAATTGTCTAAAATTTTAGGGTAATCTGTAATTGTACCTATAGCCGACTGTTCGTCAATTCCGTTTAATTTGTTAGGATCTCTGTATTTTCCTCTACCTTCTCTCCAGTTAGCTTGACAAGTTTGATGATGGAATACTAAATCAAATTCTTGGTCTATGTACAAGAAATAGTAATTTATCATACAATGCCAATATTTAAAGTTTGTATGATTAACTAGTTTGCTTTCGGTCCATATTCCTTTAGTAGACATGCTAGATAAATCTCTTTTTCCACAACAGTATCTTCCTAAACTTAATTTTGCACTAGTTTCTTTGTCCGCACCTTTACTGACTACTTCAGTTATAGGTGCATAAGGTTCTGCTGGCTGAGATATACCCTCGTCACATGCACATGAATTAATTTGTTTTAATTCTTTATGTTTGCGTTTTTTTGGATATGGTTCTACATTAGGTTGAACTGTAACATTATTACCCATTGTGTCCCAATAATTTTTCATCCATTGTTTTTGTTCTGAAGAATATTTGTGATTAAAAGCATTATCTTCTAGGCTTTCACCTATTATCCTAGGCACAATGTTTACACCTATTTTTGTTAGTTCGTCTGCAAGTGCAACACACTCGTCCCAATATTCGTAGGCATGCATCATTAAATTTACTTTTAGTCTGACCCTACTATTTTGGAAATGTTTTATATTGTCTACTACTCTTTTTTTAATTTTAGGATCGCTTTCTGCATGATATGATATAGTAATATGATCAATTACTGGTGTAATTTCATTCCTAATTTTTTCGCTAAAGCTACCATTTGTTGTAACATCTAATCTAAATTCTGTAGCATCTTGTTTCAATGCTTTCATTGTTTCAACAAAGTATGGGTTTGCTGTAGGCTCCCCACCTGTAATACTAATATACCACATGTCATGATCAATATAATTACTCATCATCTGTTTATACTGTTTTAAAAAATCAACTGCTTTTAATAATTTTTCTTTGTTAGTGTGTTTACTATTGTTGTTGTGCCTTTCAGGACTACAGTATGAGCAGTCAAAATTGCAACGCAATCCCCAACTCCAGATTACCATAAATGTTTTATCGTCACTATCAATAGCTATTGCAGGATTATCTATCATTTTTTTAAATCCGTTGGATTGAAGTTTGCATCATAACCACTACTAAATTGGAACTTATTACCGCAAGTTCTTCCACATGTATATATGCGCTTGTATTTCTCGTCTGGGTTATTCCATGAACGTTCTAAATATTCTGCAAAAAATTCATGTTTTAAAACATTCCAACCGTGCTTACGCATATCATTAAAATCTTCTCCATATAAATTAAAAAAATGTTTGAAATCATCTGTTTGTGGATTTTTATGTGCAAAATATTTAGGAGCACCAAACCAACAGCAAGGCCAAGCCCTCATTTGCATGTCAACAAAAAAATGGTTAGTTTTTTTAAATTTACATTCAATATCTGTATTTCTTGTATAGTCTTCAAACGATTTATATTCTTTTTGAATTTTTTTCATTGCTTGCTGATTTTGGTTTGTATCAACCCTATCTTGAATCACAGTACCTTTCTTTGTAACAACTTTAGTTGCTTCTTGTTCAGCAAATCTTGCAGTATACTTTACAGTAAATCTAGCAAAGCCCATATCTTTTGCTATTTTACGAGCTTCGTCAATTTGATGATAGTTGTGTTCAAACTCAATAAAGTTCCATTCTGCACGACCGCCTGCATCAATATATGCTTTTGCATTTTCTATTGCTTTCTTCCAGTTTGCACCAACACGGTATATATGATTAGTATTTTCTAGTCCGTCAAATGCAAAAACTATATGATTTTTGTGTTCACCTTTTTGTGCAAGATCTCTCCACCATTCAGGTTTTCTTGCACTTCCGTTTGTTGCAATTTTTACTTTACGTGCCCGTTGCACACTATAATCGTATGTTTCGTCAAATGTAGGACTAGCAATTACATCTCCAAAATTACCGCAATGAAAAATTTCAACTTTATTATCTTCAAATGGTTCTAGTAATATTTTGTAGTCATTTAAATTTAGATCTGCAATAGGCATTGCAGGGTTAACACTTTTTCCATTATCCCACATTCTAGCACATTGTGGACATGCTAGGTTGCACCTACTTGTATGATCTAATTGTAGGGTTTGTATTTGTGTTGGATCTTCGTAATACATTATTTAAACTGCTCTGTAAATGGATCAAATTCAGCTCCGCATTTTGTAGCACATACTTTTAACTTGCCTAAATTACAGCTTTCTAGTGCCCAAGATTTTTCAATGGTATCAAATATGCCGGTTTCAAAAACGTTCTCTAGTCCTTGTTTTTTTACACTTATAGCATCCTTTCCTCCTGCAATGTCAATCTGTGTCCATATTTGTTCTTCATAGGGATTTTCTTGCCACCACTTGTACATGCGTCCAGCAGTCCAACAGCAAGGTAATGCTAGTCCTTCTGCTGTAATAAAGAGGCTACCTTCTTTTTTTACTTTACAAATTACAGGAGTTGCATCATAGTAAGCATCCATACTGCCATATTTTTTTAATATTGTTTCTTGCTTGGTAAGAGCTTTGTTTTGATATTTTTCTTCTGGCTTTTTAAGCTCTGCTGTATCTTTGCCTTTACGGTCTTTGGCTTGATGTTTTTCTTTTTTGTTAGCATTTGCATCTATAAATCTTCCTGTTTTCTTTTTTATAAATTTTTCAACACCCCATTCTTTTGCAAGTGCTTCAGCTTCTTCAACTTGATGTTGATTGTGTTCAAAAATTAAAAAGTCCCAACGTGCTCTTCCACCAGCATCGATAAATGCTCGCATATTACGCTCGACATTTTTCCAAACTACACCTTGTCTGTAAATGTGATTAGTATCCTCAAGACCATCCACGCTAAAAATAACAGCACCCATACGTCCGTATACCAGTGCAAGTTCTCTCCACCACGCTTCATCTTTTGCTCCTCCGTTTGTATTCATGCTTAACCACATGTTAGAATTATGTTCTCTAAAGTACTTAAATATTTCAAGTGTATCTTTAGCAATAATAGGATCACCCAAGTTACCACACATATACATTGTGTTCAATTGTTTTATAAAGGAAGCAGGAAACATCTCTACGCAGTCTTTATAGTACAATTCGTCTAGATTAATATGCGGATTAATTCCTTCACCATTCATGTTACGATCACACATAGGACATGCCGCCTGGCAGTTTTGTGTAACTTCTAAATGAATAGTTTTTATATCTTCAAGTTTATACATCTAATACCAACTTTATATCTTTACCAGGTCCTGTACGACTGGGCAAATCACCATATTTGTCTATATACCATTGTATAACAACTTTGTACCAATTGTGACTATTATGATGTGCTTCTTTGTTAAACTGATAAATGTTATTGTTCGTAGCCTCCATAGTACTTAACGCTCTTGCACTTTCAGTTTGTAATTCTCGAACAGTTAGATTATCTAATTCCAATTCTCATATACCTCGTATATTTTTCTAATGGTAGTTCTCCTGTAAACAATACTTTACTTAAAGGAGCCATTTCTGCAAAATGTAGACTATCTTTTACACAATTAACATGTTCATCAATAGCAACATAATCATTGCTCTGTAAACATATAAGTTTACCTGTAGGTATTTTAGCATACCATTCTGAAAAGTTTTCTATATGTTCGCAACTTGTGTTTATAATAGAATTAGCACTGTCTTTGCATATTTCTACATCTCCATTGCTTTTTATAGTTTCATATTCAAATTCATCATAAGAAATTTTGTGTATATCAAGTGTTTGTGCTTTGAATCTCCATCCGTCAACTAACAGGTCTTTGTTGAATATTTCAGCAATTTTCCAAACACTAGGATCTAAATCAAAACTACGAACTTTGTTAAACTGTATGTTATGCTCCTGTAACAAAGGTATTATTGTAGCATACCAACCTGCACACACAAATATATTTCCAAGTTCTAAATTTAGATTTTTTAATTCTTTTACTAACCAAAGTTTGCTTTTTAATTGTCCTCTGCTGACACAATCTTTATCAAAACTTATATCTTGTGAATATAATTTTTTCAAAGGTTGAACTAGTTTACTTTTAGTATATTTTTCTAATATACGCCACAAACTATGACTATCATCATTTAACAATTTAAATTCATCTGACAACTCTGGCATCAATCTACCTAGACTGTACAAATTTTTTTCAAGCACTGCTTTGCGTAGATCTTCATTGTCGGTTAATTTAAATACACTTGATATATCTTTATCATTGTAAAATCTTCTGATGTTTTCAATATCATTACCATACAGTAATTCAAATCTATCTAATAAATCTGTAATATCATTTATTTTTAGATCTACAGTTTCTATACTTTTTATTCCATAGGTGCTATTGTATTTTGCTTGTAACCAGTCAAAGTCATTAATTAAATTTAATTCTTCTATTTTGCCTTTGTTTTCTTTGCCGTATTTTCTTCCAGCTCTGGCACCGTCAACTGCATATTTTGCAAAGGGTATTGATTCATCTGCATCTTTACACCATACATTAAGTCTTTCATCAGTTTCGTTTTGTTTTTGTCTATCTATTATGCTACTGGCTAGTTTACAACATTCTCTAAATCCACTTTTCCAAGCACTAAATGCATCTGTATTAAAAGCAGTAGTATTGCTTACACTTTTCATTGGTTTGAAATGTCTACTAATACTTGTAGTCATATCAGGTTTTGTTATATCCATATCTAGTGTTGCTTGTCTTGGAAAAAGTTTCACTCCGCCGTAGCCGTACTGCAATCCGTTGATAGGGTTTATACTTCGCCAAACTTTTACAAAATGTTTTTCGTTATCGGGTGATCTGTAATCAAAGTTAAAATTATCTGCAATTTCGGCATCACCGTCTACAATCCAAATTAGATCAGTGCTACAAAGTTTTGCTGCCTCTTTATGGGCAGCTGGTATTCCTTTGACTCCGTGTACTCTTTTAGCACGTGGAAATCTTTCAACTAATTGATTATAATTTTTTTCAGCATTTGGTTCATTGTAAGATATCATTACAATATCATATTCTGCTGTTTCTGGCATAGCATCAACTTCTTTTGGTGTGCGACTAGCAGGAATATATACAGATTTAAAAAATTTGCTTTGTTCTGTTTTATAATAATCTACAGGAATTTGTAAATCTAATTCATGATTTAGTGTGTATCCTAAACCCATAATTTCGTAGTCGAGTTTGTCTTCTTGTATTTCACTATATTCTGTTTTCCATAGGTTGTTTAAATATTCAAAATTCCGTACATTTACATAATCCCAATCTGTACACATAGTTTTATAACAGCCTTCTCTGGCTCCATAGATTGCCCAAATTCCATTTTTTATATCTGCTCCTACAGTTTGCCAAATTTTTAGTCGGTCGAGATTTTTCTTTGGCACTTGTTTACAAAAAGTCTCTACTGAAGGTTTTAAGCCTTCTAATAAACTCATCTTAACCCCTTCTCGAAATCCTGCCCTCCAGGCTTGCTGAGGAGTAAAATTGTTATATACATAACTATACACTCTGTTGATCTGTAGATATTCTAAATCCCAACAAAAATCAATTCCTGCAGCAGTATTATTAGGATCAGCATTTTCGTGTGTACGCATTGTTTTTACAAGCTCAGTTGGCCAGCATTTTATTCCGCCATTACCGTAGGTAAGTCCGTTTATCATATTGTAAGCACTCCAACTTACTACACAACGCTCTATATCTACATCATCTGAAAAACTAACTTCTTCGTTTATGAAGTTTTCGCTAATCTTGTTGTCTCCGTCTACGGTAATAAATCTTTCTGTTTCTGCTATGTCTGCACAGGCTTTATGTGCGGCATCAGATCCTTCTACTCCGTGTATACGTTTTGCCCAGGGAATTTTTTGTTTTATATCATAATAATTTTCTTCTGCATTTGGTTCGTCATAACTCAGGTAAATGATATCATAGTCGTATGGTTTTATTTTAATCATTGGCTAACCCACATGTATATGGACAGTTGAATACCCATAATGAAATGTTTTCTAAATTTTCTTCTATTGGGTATTTAAAAGATATAGATTCTTGATCTCTTAATGTTGACGATGAAACAACTAAATTTCTTATTAGTATATTAGGATTATCTTTTTGTGTAACAGCAAACAATAAATTGCTATTATAATTGATATTATTATTTTGGTTTAATCTAAATTTCCACACAGAGTCATGGAAAATGCAAATATCACTGTTTTTGTTGTATGGTACCTTTACTATCAATTCATTAACACTTGGTGTTTGTTGTATAATATTTGTAATGTTAAAATCTCTGTCGAACTTATATTCTGCTATATTTTTTTCGCCTGTTAAGAAATCAATAACATCTTCTTTTTGTTTTGTAACAAAATCTTGTGTAGCATCTTCTTCGTTAGAGATACTTAAAATATGCTTAGTATCTTTATCAAAATAAACATAAAACATTATATAACGTCCTCAATGTAGTGTATAATTCCGTTTTGTTTATAATTTCCTATAAATAATTCTTTTTGTGTTCTATAAAATCCTAAAATAGAACTCCAAGTTTCGGCAGGTTTTTCAAATCCTTGGCCGTAAGGTTTCATATGCACAAACATAGGATCATTACCAGTATATGCAACTTTATCAAAACAATTGAGTAATTTAGCTGCTAAACATATGCCTCTATCCATGCTAGGAACTTCCGGATCTACATCTTTCAAAAACTGTATGTAGAATTCTTTATTTGTATTAATATCATATACTAGATCCCAAAAAGTTTTTGTAAATTTTGTTTTCTTAAAATAGTAACAAGCAACATATAAATTAGGTAAATCATTTTTTACAAATGTTTTTCTATCATAAATTGTATTGCTAGGTTCTTGTCTATAGTTAAATGCTTTGCTTATAAATGTAAGATCCTTATCTTTGTTTTTATTCCACCAACGATCCATACTGCAAGTTACTAGACAGTCACTTTCTATAACTGTGGTTTCTTCGTAAGGACTTAAACTCCACAACATAGACCTATTTTTGACGTGAAACTTATCTTTATTTTTTTCAACATAAATTACTTTGTCGAATAAATCTGATGTTATTTGTTTGTCAGTAACTAAACTAATAGGTAGTTCATCTTGTAAACTTTTAGCTAATTCAATAGCATAGTTGACATATGTTTCTCCTTGTGCGTACAACAAATAACCTTTCATAGCAATTTCTCCAAGGCAAATTTATTCATGCAGTGCAAATTTATATCATTCAATTTTATAGGAATTTGTCTTTGTTCGTGTTCTGCTACTAATAGTATTTCAGTATCATTTATTTTTTGTATAAGGTCTTTATCTATTGAATAGTAAAGACTGCCAGGAAAAATACCTATGCTGTCGCTTTTTTGAAAGTTATTCATTATATGTACTGCTATACTAAATGCAAAATCGTTTCTATACACATTAGAGGCTATTTGGTAAATGCTTTTATAATAATAGTAATTTTCATAAACATGTTTTATTAGATCAAAAAATATCTTTGAATTTTTATCTTTTTTGAAGTATATACATGTAGCCCAATAAAAATCACATCCTGTATTACTTACATATTTAAATTCTCTTGTATTTCTATAATTACAAACATCAAATGCATCTTTATAAAGCAAAATACTTTTAGTTTTTTGTTCAAAACACTTATTATACTGGTCGTTACAAATTATAATATCACTATCTAAAACTATTGTTTCATCGTAAGGAGTTAAATCATAACTTAAAACACGACTACTATTTTTAAAACTAAGACGTTCTGATTCGTTTCCATTTCTATATGTTTTTTTTACAGTGTATGAATTATCTTCAACAACAACAATTTTGTCAAACAAATTGTTTTGTATGTTTATGTCAGTTACTAAAGTAGTGGGCAAATTTAAAAATTTCTTTGCTCTTACTGCTAAACTTTCTGCTTGTTTAATATAATTTATTTTTTCATTATTAAATGCAAATACAAGGCAACCTTTACTCATTAATAATTCCTTGTACAGTTTTATTGCTAGTTAATTCTGTATATTTTTTGTAGTAATTTTCTAATTGTGTTGCATATATTTTTTTTATTTCTTTAGAAAATACATCAACATTTGTTATTTTTACAGGTACATTGTTATCATCTAGCAGTATTAACTCTTTAGTTGTAACACCTGATACAAATGCTATTAATTGCGTATTAATTGTAAATTTACCTGCATTATAATAATATACACAATTATCTAAAAAGTCTTGATATGCTACTTTTTTTTGATTAAAAAGGGTGTGATTGTAATTTGCAAAATCTAATGCTTTTTTAAGTTTTTCATCCATACGACATTCTCCAGACTATAGTTAATTATAGCGTCAAATCTCATAGTTGTCAAGGATTTTTTATAGATTTGTAACGTTGCTGTACGCAGGACTTGCTACAGAAACATTACTACCTGTAGCTCTTAGCTGTTGTATGGTGCTTGTAAATGTTCCGGTAACATCTTCGTCAACAGCAGGTCCTAATGGTGCAAAAAGTCCATCTTGACCACCAGTGCCAACACCACCAGTTATCTGATCACCTGTATCATCATCACGTAATTCTACTTTGAATCTTAAAATTGTGGCACTATCAGCTCTTGCTTGTATGTTATAATCGTTTTCAACGTAATTACCACTACCTGTTTTAG